GGCTCTCTCTTTCCGGTGGCTGGTAGTAGATGGATGGTGTCGCGAAGCCTTCTGGCACCTCCCCGAAATAGGACTTTGCAAAGCCGAGGTTCAGCGCATCTATGAAGTGCACGAACCCGGCTACTTCTGGACTGATATTCCGTGCCATATTCACACTCCAAAATACTTACTGAGCCATTGGTTCAACTTTGCTTCGATCAATGTCGGCAGCATCCGATCGATGATCCGAACGGCAGCTTCCCAGTAGTGCTTGCCCTCAACCCATTGCTGTTTTAATAGCATTCCGGTTTTGGCTCCGGGCTGGTAAACAAATCTGTCTCCGTTCCAATACCCAGGCACCCACCGCTTATCCACACCAGGCGGGTTCAGCTTGTGGCCATCATTGACCCATTGTGCGTACTCCACGTTGGTGCCGACCTCTAAAGTCAGGCCACCTTCGCTTGCGGTCCACACATTTCCGGCATTGCCTTTCGTGAAGGAGTTGAGGAGCAGTCGAGTGTCTACCACCTTGCGGCGGATGATCTCCTCGCTGACGATCCGCAGGAACTCCATACCGATACCATCGAGCCATTTCTCGAACTCCTTGCGAAGATCTCCGGCCCCAGCCGCTGTGAGCTTTTCTGCAAACTCCTTCAACTGCGATACATTGACGGAAATATACTGTCCCATCTATACCGCCTCCTTCACGCTGTCCTCCCGATTGATATATACGATGATATGGTGGTTATTTCGTATCACCCTCGGAAGTTCAGCTATGTATGCGAATCCGGTTTCTTTCGACACGATCCGGTCATTGATCCGAATGTCTGTGCCGAACGGAAGGCTTAACTTCACGCGAGCATCATAGTTGTTTGTCGGTTCCGTCTGGCTTACCACATATTGACCTGTCTTGATATGGAAATGACAGGAAACATCGGCTTCATCAGCGGTCGCAGGATAACTGAAATGTTCCGTATCGGACACTCCGTATCCAAGGCTTTCCGTACTTTTGGCAACATGGTAGATGTCGCATTTGTGGTTGAGCATATCCTCCCAAGCCATAAGACCACCTCCTTACAGCTTCCTGAGACGCATATTGAACTTACCGGATGCCGAGGTCTCCACATAGGGATCCAGCAATCCGTCAATTCCAAGCGTCTGTACCAGATACTCCGACTCCCCGGAAGTGTAGCTCCAGTCATCGAAGGTCTCTGATTTGTACTTCCCGATGCTACCCTGCTTGTGAGCGTAATACTCGGAGAGAATGATATCCGCAGTGGCTACATCAGCGGGGATGGTTGTGTATTCCTCCCCGCTAAAATCCTGATGACAGTATTTGATGATGTAAGCCTCAGCCCGCTGGATATCAATGGCAAGCTTGGCATCCGTCCTCGCGGCCACATCCGGAAGATCGGTATATGCCTTCACTTGCGCAGGCGTGACCCACGGTCTTGATGCCATGCCTTCACCCCCTTACGCAGGGATCTGGGTGCCAACAAAGAAGATGTCAGCTACACCGGCAGAAGCTGCGGTTCCGGTCTGTGCATACTTCACATAGACCTTGTCGCCCTTTGCCAGCTTAACGAATACAGCCTTTGTGCTTGCGCCCTGGGTCTCAGCGATATCAGAAGATCCGCAGATGTTGTCTGCATCGCTGTTGGTTCCGATGGTCAACACATTGGTCGTGCCTGCATTGAAAGCTGTGGTCACATCAACACCAACCTGGGTGATGAGCATGTCTGCCGGAGCAACAAACACAGCTTCCTTTGTAGCGATATCAGTGTCGTTGTACTTAACCTTCTTCGCGAAGAAGGCCTGCACGTTACCACACTCGCCGAAATTGCTTGCTGTCAGATTCATGGTTTAATCCTCCTTAAAAGATTTCTTCCTGAAGCTCCACCATGGTAGGGCTTCCGTAGTAGATTTCGCCTTCCAACTCGCTGGCCGGAAGGGCTTTCTTCAGAGCCTTGATGATGTCCGCCTTGGTCTTGCAGCTTCTGATGTTCACATCTTTGTAAGCCGCAAAAGTCTCCAGTTCGGACTTGTTCATCTCGAGCAGATGCTTTCCGCCGTACTGCAAAGGCTCTTCGGGTTCCTCGATATCTTCTGCCGTATCCGGAACTTCTTCCTGCGTCAGAGCAGCCACATCCAGTGATTCGAAGTAGCCGGTGTTGAGTGCAATCATACCCACCTCCTCGTCTACTTCGATCACGGGATTTTCAGCTGTTGCATGGACGATACCGGTGTACGACTTACCTTTGATCAGTTTAAGCCGCATAAGGCACCTCCTTAGTTGAGGGAAGCGAGACCCTTGACGATAACGGTTGCGTCTGTCTCCTCGATGATCGGATCGAAGTCGAGGTGGCATACATAGAACCGCTTATCCTGCATGATGGCTTCCTTGCCCTCGGTGGTCTTGCGGATCTGCACACCGTAGGTAGAAACCTCGATGAGGTTCTTCGGATCGGTCAGGATGATCTTGTCATCCGGCATGGAAGCGCACTCGATAGCCGGGATCGCTGCCGGGTTCTCGATGCGGTTGTCGGTGATGATACCACCTTTGGATACAGCAGCATTGAGCAGCTGATAGATCCAGTTCTGGTATCTGTGAGGGCTCATGATCCAGCGGAGCTTTCCGTTGTTGTACTTGTTCGGCATAGCACCGAGCGCCTTGTAGAACACATCCAGGCTCATAGCGCCGCCGTCGATGCCGGAACGGTCAACAACGTGGCCGTCTGTCTCGATCTGCTTAACCCAGCCGGTATTGATCTTCAGGAAGTCATCTGCATTGGTTTCATCACCATTCAGATCAAGATCTTCCAGATCACGGCCGAGCTGACCGGTCATCAGATCGGTTACAAGAGCTTCGAAGCCCTGTCCCTCGATATTCTCCCGAAGAGTTTCCTCGGTGATCTCCCAGGGCAGACGAACTGCGGTGGTGGCATAAGTGATCTGCCCGAAGGACGGATTTGCACGGTAGCCATCATCGGTGTTCTCAGTCTTAGCCCGAAGGATTCTGGATGCGATACCGATCTTGTCGATCTCGCCGGTCTTAGCCTTCCGGATCTCGTGACGGATCAGCGGACGGAGAGTAGTTGCATCGAAGGTCTGACGGATGAACTTCGCTGCCTGCTCCGGATTGAGAAGGCCATGAGTTACGCTGGCTGTGTCAATGACAGCCTTCAGGATTTCAGCATTTGTCGTAGGCATTTTGTTTTCCTCCTTGCTTACAGTATTCCGTGAAGATAGTGGGTATCATCACTTTTGGTTACTTCTGAGTCCGGGCCGTCATTCAGATTTGACGGAAGGGCTCTCGACTTCTTGATGGCGTCGATCTGCTGGGTGATGGGTGCAAGAGCTTCGTTCAGCGCCTCTGTGACAACGCTCTTAACAACGTCTGTGGTGACGTCATCAGCCTTGGATTCGTCATTGCCATCCTTGGTTACTTCCTCGGCCTTGGTTTCCGGCTGCTCTGCCTTGGTGATCTCAGCAATCTGCTGAGTGATCGGCTCAAGCTGTGCCTTAACAACCTCAGTAACGAGGGTTTCGACTTCTGACTTTGTCATCTCGATTTCCTCCTTTGTCATTTTGTCGCTTTTCTCTACTCCGGCACCGTCTCCTGCGTCCCCGGCCTCTGCGTCGTCTGACCCGTCCTCAAACTCTGCAAGGAAGCTCTGAAGGTTGCCACAGATAGTCTTCAGTGCGTTGTAGTTCTTTGAGCTGAGAGACTTTCCGGCTTTCTGGACCGGAGCCTCCTTTGCTGCCTTTTCGATCTCACCGACGATATCATCGGCAGTGAGGATCTTGGTTACGATGGCCGAGAAATCGGACAGAGCTTCGCGGATCTTGTCCGGATCAGCTGTGTATCCCCATCCCCAGGTTCCTGTGGACTCGTTATACTGATAGCCTTCCAGAGTCTCGCGCAGCGCATACCATGCCGTGTAGAGGTTGTCCCCCTTGACCTCGGCATTGTACCGATTTGCCACCTCGCCTTTTGCCACAGCTTTCTTCTCGGAGCTGAATACATCCTTGATCGCTTTGGTGATCCGTCCGAACAGGGAATCAGCAGCTTCGCCGCTATCCTCCGCCTTCTCGACATCCTCCGCGCTCAGATCAACATCCTCGTCCGATCTTGTGGCAAGTCCGCCCATGCTGAAGCCTGTGATTTCGCCTTTCTGTATGGATTCCCATACGGCGGCATCAGCGACCTCGACTGTCATGAGCCAGGTGCCCTTCTTGATAGGGGTGCCATCTATGTCCATGTCACTCTTAGCAACATAGCTCTCAACCACATCAATGCCCTCAGCCTTGACGTAGCAATGCTGAATATCGACATCACCGGCATTCTTCATGTACCAGTGTGCGGCCTTCTCAATCTCTTCTGCGGTCATGAACTCACCGTCAGTGTCCTCTGCCATGGGTTCGTAGACGATCCCGGTGACATAATGGGAGTCACTGTCGGCTTTCACGATCCGTCCGTAAGACTGGAAGGTGGCCGAGCCTTTCTCTGCTTTTGTGATCAGGAACTGTCTTTTGTTGGCAGCCTTATCAACCAGGGAAACGAATTGGATCTTTGCGTCGCTTAACGCATACGCCTTTTCGATGTGCGGCATATTCGCACCTCCCTATGTTTTATTTGCCGTTTAACGGACGGCTCCGCATATGAAAAAGAGTCACATTTCTGCGACTCTTACTCATCATCTATTCCGGAGAGGGCTCGATTCCTTGCATCGAGTTCCTTCTCCCATTCTCCATCATCCTCTTCGATGATCTTCTGTTGAAGAGCCTGACGCTCTTCGAGGCTCATGGCCAGAACATCATCATCGACAATCGGAAGATGGACGCAGTGACAGTTGATAGATTCCTCCGGAGGGAGTGTGTCATCCCTCGGATACATCGGGTAATATGTCCCGCCGTCTGCTCCTGTGAGCTCGAACGGTTCACGCTTCGGCTTGATCTGGCCGTCGATCGCCTGATGGTTCTCTCTGGGCTTGATCTTTGCCGTTCCCGAATGTCTCCACTGCTTCCTGTCTACCGCAGGGCTTTGTATGATAGCCTCCTGACGGGCCACACTATGCGCTCTCAGCATTTCCGTGAGGGATGCCGTCCGCGCTCTGTATGCCTCCTGCCGGATGCCTGCGTTCTGCAATTTCAGCCGGACGCTTTCCACGCTCTCGCCATTATCCAAGGCATTCTGCAATATGGTTTCCATCTGTGTCTTGGATGTAAGCTGCATGAGGTTCGCCAGCTGACCGGACCAGTTCGTGATCCATGCCGTTGTCCTTGCCCGGAGAGTTGATACCACCAGCTGACCGTCACTCTCCTTGATGTAATCGTTGGCCAGATCGAGCAGCTGATCGGAGAAATACTCCTTGAACAGGTTTTCCAGCTTCTCCCGTGTTTCATCATCATCGAAGAACTGATCGAGCAGCGCCTTTGCCTTTTCCAGGGAACCGGCATTCTTGATCAGGTCGGCCAAAGCCTCGCTCTGATCTCCGAGGATCTTCGTAATCTCCTCTTCCAGAACACTCGCTCCGGCCACACTCTCGCTTGCCTCGGCATATCCTGCGCTTTCCAGTTCTCCTTCCAGGTCATCATCGACCTTGGCGATATAGGCATCTATGGCCTTGGCCAAAGCTGAGCACGCCTTGCAGGTAGGTTTATTCATCAGAACCACCACCCATCTCTAAGAGCAGGCGCTTCACTTCCTTCATGATGGCCACAACCTCATCATCACCATTCGATGCAGCCTTTGCTATCTGGCTGTCAAGCTGCTGATCCGTGGTCTTGTTCCTCTGTGTATCGAGGTCCATATTCACATCCTGTGCATCCTTCTCGGGATCGCCATCGGGACGGTTCTCTTTGTTCCCGCCCGTCAGCTCGCTTGCCGCCTGCATAGCGTTCTGAAGCCGTCCATCCACGCCGAGGTTTCCGGTGCCCTGATAGCCGTAGGAATACATTGCCGGCATCTTGGAAATGAGAGCCAGGGGAATGTTCCCGATGTCCTCCATATCGAAAGAACCAGGATATTCCTCCGCCTCCTTACCGAGCACCTCCGCCGTGAGAGCTTTCGCCTCATTCATGGTCAAACCACCTGCACGTTCGGAGATATTGAGCAACTTCATCATATCGTCCGGGTTCGTGATGTCTGGTTCAGCAAAGACCGCCTCCACATATTTGAACCCGTAACCGTTCAGAAGTTTGTTATTTAGGATCCACGCCAGACGATTGCGCTCCGGCTGGAATACCTGCTTCTCCGTAACCTCCATCGCTGTCTGGGATGTGGCCCGGTTGAAGTCTGTGGTGTATCCGACATAGAGATCCGGGAGCAGGAAAGCACTCTGTACTTTCTTCCTTGCGTTCTCCTGGTAATCCTGGAACAGCTCGTCCTTCTGGAGGATGGATGCCAGATCTTTGATCTCGACGCCCGGCTGTGTGCCGCCCTCGAAGTCAACAGTCGTTTCGTTCTGCTCAGTCTCCAGCAGCAGGAATGCGTGCTGGCCGTTCTCGCCTTTGATACCGTCCATGTACTCATGAAGCTTTTCATAAGCCTTATCGGTGAGTGTACCGCCTCGAACGATAATCATGAGCGGAGTATGCCGGCCGTTCCGGAAGTAGTTGTTGTTCAGATTTTCGGCACGATACGCACCGTCGATCGTAATACAAGCACCTAACCATCTGGGAGCGCCATAGTATCAGGCGCCGAC